GCATAAATGATTTATATATATAATTACTTACTAGCTATACTACTTAGTTACTTAGTAGTTAAGTACTTAAGTATTAATCATTAAGTATTAAGGTTAAGTAAGTTAATTATATATGTGAATCATTTATGTACAGATAAAACACAAAAGGGTTGTTGACAGATTTTCACTCTTGTGCTAAGATTATTAGCATGAAAATTCTAAGTTTAGACCTGAGCACAAAAAGTTCAGGATATGCAGTTTTTGAAGATGAAAAATTAATTGATTATGGTGTAATTAAAAGCACAGACAAAGACCTTCTTGTGAGAGGCAACTACATGGCTGAATTTGTGAGATTACTCTGTGAGAAATATGGCAAGTTTGATTTAGTTGGGATTGAAGAGCTAAAAGTTTTAAGTAATCAAGCAACTCTTGTGAAATTAGCACAGGTTCAAGGTATGGTTTTAAGAGAGCTTAAGGATCAAGAGGTTAAGTTTGTAATGCCTACTGTGTGGAGAAAAGAATTTAAGCTAAACGGTAAAAGAGATGATGCAAAAGCTAGAGCTATTGAGTTATGTAATGAGCTAGGCTACACTGTGGAATGTGATGATGATGCTGAAGCAATTCTTTTAGGAATTTATTTCCAAAAAGGGGTTGACAAAGAAACCCTAATCTGATATACTAATTATCAGGCACACCTATTCCTTTCTGTGTGCTAGGATAGATTGCTCATTGTGAGCGGTGTTTTGTTCCACGGTGAGAGGTTTTTGTTGGTATTTTTCCCTCTCACCTCCCTCTGCCCCTGTAGCCAAGTGATTAAGGCTGATCTCTGCAAAAGATCTATGCGCAGGTTTGAATCCTGTCAGGGGCTTGTCATGATTGGTATTCATGTCTCCTATGGGGTATCTACCCCTATTTAGCACAGCGTAACCACACAGGTCTTCTAAACCTGTCTCATAAAACTGTGGGAAGGACGAGTCGAGGTTCAATTCCTCCGCTGTGTATGAGGTTTATAAATATGGATTTTAAACTTGATAAGGGTGTTGGTTATATGTATTGCTATAACCCATCACACCCTCTTGCTAATAAAGCAGGGAAGGTATATGAGCACAGATATGTTATGTCTTTGCATCTAGGCAGATGGCTAGAGCGTGACGAAGTTGTTCATCACAAGGACAAAGACAGAACAAACAATAGCTTGGAAAACCTAGAACTTACAAATGCTTCAGATCATGCAAAGTTGCATGCTGTGGAGAATGGTTGTGTGCATTACGAACACCCATGTGATTTTTGTGGTAAGCTTTTTGATACCACAGAGGTTGAGGCACAAAGATTCTGCTCACACTATTGTGCTACAAAGAGCACAAGGAAGTTTGAAGTTTCTAGAGAGACCCTAGGAAAACTCCTCTGGGAATATCCAACAACACAGATATCAAAAATGTTTGGTGTTAGTGATAAGGCTATTGAAAAGAGAGCAAAGAAGCTTGGTCTAAGTAAACCTCCTAGAGGTTATTGGAGTAAGTTAAATGCAAGTAAACCTTCAGTGGTTTAGTCCTATACTGAATAATAAACAATCAGAGAGGAGCTAGTATGGCTAGAACTGGTAAACTTTACTCTGAAACAATGCGAGAACTCAGTCTTTTGGATGAGGACTCACTAAAGCTTTATCAAATGCGTTGGGGGCTAGTAGACGTAGATGAAGTTCTTGTGAGTAAGATAGGCTTTGAAGTCTATAACTCAATCCCTCCTGCAACTCCTGTGGCTAAAAATGCTATGCTTCAAATCATGGCTAGTTTTGAAGATAACTATGAGCGTAAGGAATGGGCTGACCGTATTGAGGGTAAAGCAACACAAACTACTGTCAATGTCAACCACGATACCAAAGATGGTGTTGAGGAGCTTAAGAATTACACTAAAGCTAAACTTGATGAGTTGTTTGGAGAGATGAATGACTAAGAAGAGACCTAGAGATAAGGTTTTTGATAGTTTTTATCCTGATCTTTTGGTTTTGTTAGAGACATTTGCATCATCAGTGATTTATGACGGTGATTATTTAACTGCTGAAGATGCTGTCATTGACTACCTTGTGGATATGTACTCTTCTACATTCCTAAGTGAGATTGATTACATTTTGGATGCCTTAGGGTACAACATCTATCCACAGGATCTAATAAACCTGAGAAATGGTGTAGATACTTCTGCATTTGTGAGAAGCAATCGTGGAAGGCTAAGAGAGATCATGGATAACCATGTCAAGGATCTTAAAAAGCTTGTTGAGAAAAACAAAGACAAGCAAAGCAAGGAAGATATCTTCCAGTCCTACTGGTCTAACATTGACCGTCTTGCTTTAAGTGAGACACAGATGGGGATTGAAAAAGCTTCTGTGCAAAGTGCAAAGCTTTTTGGTGAAATCACAGGAGAACAGCTCCTTAAGACATGGAACGCTGTAGGTGATAAGCGAACTTGCCCTATCTGTAAGGCTATGGATGGTTTAACTATTCCTGTGGATGAAAGCTTTCAGGCTGTAGCTCCATCTGTGCAAATATCAGAAAGTCTTGATTACACAGGAGGGGATACTGTTTATGCACATCCAAGATGCAGATGTTGGGTTACTTACTCAAAAGCGTAAGGTTTTATCCAACAAGGAAAAGTTATCAATCCTTTTAGATCAGGTGACTCCACAGGATCAACTTAAAGATGCTGTGAAGGGAAAGATACCAAAGCACTTCAAGCGAAACACCATTCGTGAGAGGTTTGGTTTAGAAAAAGAATTAGAATATTACAAGCTTGGGTTCACCATAGCATTATCTGAGTTTAACTTAGAGCTATGGTGGTCTCAAGCTGTGCAATTTGGAGCGTTCCTTAGTGGAGACTTCAAGACAGGATACTGTGTGGCTACTCCTAGGTATGGTAAGTCCTTCCTCTGTGGCATTATGTCAAACCATTTTGCCTATGAAGGTGAGAATTGCTATGCTGTAGGATCAACACAAGAATATTCAGGAATTATCATCCAGCATGCTAGGGAAATCCTAGTGAACGCTCACCCTGATGTGAAGGCTATGTTATCCTTTGATGAAAAGGATGTCACTTCAGTGGATAAGCGACTAAAGCGTGGTTTATCATCATTCTCTAGTGAAGGGTTCACATTCAGAAATGGTGGTAAGTTAGAGGGTCTATCCGCAGGTAGTAACTATACCGATCCATCTAAGATCCACGTTATTGGTCGTGGAGGTAATATGTTTGGGGATGAAGCTTCTGACATCTCACCTATTGCCCTTGGTCACATGGGTCGTAGGGAATTTGAATCAGATGATGGTCGTAAATTGATTATGTACTTAATCTCCAACCCTCGGTCATTGAATAGCTTTTATGACTTCATGACCAATGAGGATCTTGCTGATGATGAATTTGTTATGTGGCTGGATGTGGTTACAGCAATGGAGGAGGGAAGCATCAGGTACACCAAGGATGAGCTAATGAGATCTCAGTTCACAATTACAGAAGACTCTATTCGAGAAAACCTTCTGTGTGAGTTCCCTACTGAGAGATCTTCATTCTTTGATGCCTCACCTGATATTCTTGATGATTTTGACATGAAAACAGAGGGCTTGGAGTTCTTCCTTGGAGTGGATAGTGCTTATAAAGGTGCGGACTCTATTCAGGTTACTATCTCCTCTGTGGACAAGTCTAATCACTTCACAGCTATTGATACAATGGACATTAAGCCTAAAGAGTGGATTGATGGTGTCACAGCTATTGAAATTGTCAATAAGATTGTGACCATTGCCAATCAACTCAATGTGAAAGCTATCGGCATAGATGCTGGTGGTGGAGCACACATTGTACAGCCTCTCAAGATGAGAAGGTTGTCAGGACAGCTTAAATGCCCTGTGTATGACATCAACTTTGGAGGTAAACCTACTGAGATTAAGATCATTGGTAAAGATCCTAGTGCTGAATATGCTTTCAACAGAAGGGCTGAAATGCACCTCATGTTGAGAGGTATGATGGAAGCACAAAGAGTCTCCTTTGTGAGAAAAGTGTGGGATGCTATTTCAAGGCAGATGTCATTTGTGTCTGAGGTTCAAAGACCTGAGGACAGAAAAGTTAAGATCAGACCTAAAGCAGAAATCAAGAAGCTACTCAGACAGTCTCCTGACGAACTGGATAGTGTATTGCTTTCTCTCCATGTGGCTGAGCTTTATTACTTAGGAGGGTCATAATGACTTGTGGAAAGTGTAAGAAAGATGACTGTGGTGGTCAATGTGCAATGGATAGGCACTTCCTTGCTGACTACAAGGACAGATTGATCTATTCAAGTACAGGATTCAGAGGAACATCTATCAATGAAAACCTAGAAGAGATTGAGCAACTGGCTCTTAATCTTCCTGATGTTGATTACATCCTAGATAACATTGTTAATTACATGTTCACAAACTACCTTACTACAGATAGTTTTGAGAAAGATGAGGAGCTTAGAAAGTACCTCTATGGTCATAACTTTAATGGTCAAAGAAACTATGATGTACTTAAGCAGGTAGCTAAAGGATATAGAAAATATGGTTACTATGGTATTCTTGCCACAAAAGATGGTCTTGTAGGGATTCACCCTAAGGATATCCTTGCTTGTGTTATTGACTACCCTAAGATGCCTGTGTTAAGACAAAACTTGACTTACCTTATCAAGAAGAGTGACTACTACAGAACTCCTTATGTACAGAAAACAGGAAACCCTAGAGTAGCAACTGACTACTCAGAGGATGACATCAAAGAAATCCTCAAAGATCCTGAAAAGTACAAGAATGATGTAATGGTAGTTACTAGTGATGAGTTCGCTTGTGTCAGACTAGATACATCACAGGTATTCTGTATGAGTCCATTGCTTAAGGATAGAAAGCGTGTTGAGCTTATCCTAAACATCCTTAACCGTATGAACTATGATATCTCAAGAAATGGTATTGGTACTATTGCTTTACAGGCTAAAGATACTTTGGAAGAGCAGATTGAGGAAAGTGTAGAGCAAGGATCTGCTTTCTCTAGTGGAGAGCTACTTGACATGGGTAGAACTGCTAAGGCAGAACGTACTCAGAAGATTGTTGAGGACATGAACGCCTTTGCTGAGAAACTTTCTGAGACTGAGTTCAATGATGCTATTGTGTACTCAGGGAACTTCCAAAACCTAGAACAGCTTGAGCGTGATACTAAAGCAACTGACTTCCTGGACTACCTTTCACAGTATGTTCCAGCTATTATCTGTCAGATGTTTGGAGTTCCAGCTAGACTGTTTGACTTGAATAAGACAGTATCAAACATTGGTACTTACAGTATCATTGACAACGCTATGAAGAACACAATCATTCCAATGCGAGACCACTTCCTTGGTCAGATTGTACACTTGCTTCAACAAGCTACTGGATTGGAAGAGCATATTAAGTTTGATAGCTATGAGTTCACTAACAGCTACAACTACAATAATGACCTTTATATCCTTGATGTTTATGATAGACTGAAAGGTATTGATGAGAAGATGGCTGAGGCTTACTTAGCTAAAAACCTAATCGTGTAAGGAGTATATAATGTCAGACAAGATTATGTCTATTGAAGAGCTTGCTAAAATGCAGGAGAAAGTTATTGATGCAACTAAATCAGATGCACCTGTGGCTATTGAAACACCTACCACAAGTGTGGTGAATGGTGATCCTTCTAAGGTTCAATCTATTGATCCTAAGAACTACACAGTGGAGTTATGGCTTCCTGTGAATAGTGAAACACCTGCAACTGCTGAGCGAGTAATGGGTGGTACAGCATATAAACAATTTGTAAATGCTGATCAGAAGTTCATTACAGCACGAATTGCACGTAAGGTACGTAACTATGCTTCAACCATTACTATTGCCTTCACAAAATTCAATGAAGATGGAGACTCAGAGATCTACACTGTGGATGATCTGCTTAAAGTCTATGAAGTCTTTGATGATGATGTGATTGATGCTTGTGAGAAGCTTGTAGGCACTGTTCTTGGTATTCCTGATCATTTGATGCAATATATCACTGATACTTCATTGATTGAGACTTGCACAAAGATTATCGAGAACAATCCATCATTTTTTCAAGCTGGTTAGTTACCTAGTAAGGTATAACTGGGCTTGGGTTAATGGAAAGATAAAAGAGAAAGATGACTACCGTGGACTAGCTTATGAGGACATGGTAGCTATTAATCTTGATGACATAGAGGAAAAAGTCCTTGCTGTGGTTAAAGAATACAGAATGGACTACCAATATGTTGCAGATCAGATGTACTACCCTGATGTGACTGTGTATTATGCTAAGCTAGTTAATAACAATGCCTTTAAGAGCTACAATGACTATCTTAACCTTGATGAAGAGTCTAAAGGTAAGTATGTTACTGATTGGGGAGTTCCTGAACCTTATGAGTATGAACTCCTAACACCTGAAAAACAACAAAAGGCTATTGAAGCTAAAGATAAACCTAGTACTAATTCCTTGAAGGATATGTACAGGCATGGAGGAAGATTAAATGACTGAAGTACTTGGTGATGTACTTGGATTCTTAGATACTAAGCGTAAAGAAATTATGCCTGAGTATGTACGCAATGGAAAACCTGTGTACACACTACGTAAATATGCAGACTTGACTGACCTTGATGCTGAGGTTCTTATCAATGGTGGTACAGAAAACGTAGCACAAAAGATCCCTACTATTGGGGTATCAGGTAATATGCTTCGTACTCCACGTACATCATACGCTGTGAATGTTGAAATTGCCTTTGATAACCGTGTGAAGGTAGTTGAACAAGACCTTGGAGATGGTAAGACTGAGAAGGTATACACCTTTGTGGTTGACCAACGTGCTCTTATGGAACAATCTACAGGTCATATTTATGCAAACTACATTGTAGGGTTTGTAATTGGTAAAGGTAAAGGTGGTAAGCCTGAAGTTCGTGGTACTGTTCATATCAAGGAAGATGAGTTCATCAATGACTTTGATGCTACTTTTGACCCATTTGAAATGGAAGCTATTATGGATCTGATTAACCATTACAAGCTAGAGCATGGTACAGCTAAGGTTATTGATACCATCAAGTTTTAATTTAGTTGTGGTAGGGTTGACTCCCTACCTCTTTTTGTTATAATGTGAATATAATTATGCAAGGAAGGAGCACGTTTAATGGCTACTATTAAAGTTCCTAAAATGAACCTCAAGATTGAAGTTGCAGGGGAAACTAAAACTTTCAAGTCACCTCTTGCTGAAACAATCTTAGCTCAAGTAAGACGAGTAGTTGTAGGGCATGAACAGATTCAATACTATGATGTTGATGAAAACAAGTTCAAGTCATTCACTTATTGCTGTGGTGATAAGTATGAATTTAACTATGAACTTGAAGAAGTTAAGCTTAAAGACACTGAGTTTGACTGTTATGGCTTCCCTATCACTTATGCAGGAGATAAATAATGACAGAAGTAAAAACCGTAGGACAAACCTATCAAGAGTACTTGCGTGAAGTACGTGCAATACAGTTTGGTAGAGAGTCTGAAGTTATTTCTTCTATCACTGAAGGCACAACTGTTAAAGCTGTGGAGGCTGAAAAGTCTGATAAACAAACAAAGAAGAAGGTAGATGAGTAGTGAGTAAATTTAGAGTATCAAGATTCCTGAAGCGTGACCTAGTTGCTAGAGTAAGTTTCTTGAATGATAAAGGTATTATCCAAAACTCACGAAAGTTCTTTGAATTTTATCCTGGTGACAACCAAGAGAGCGAAGGTTGGTATGAAACTACTGATGAAGTTCTCTTGGCTAGTCTAAAGGAGCAAACAGAACAGCTACCTTATTCACCTGAGACTGAGGCAGGACTCAAACAAGACAATGTTGAGTATGAGTACGCCTACTGTGCCTCATGTGGTGGTAAGAAAGTAAGAAAACTTAAATATAATTTGTTTGAGGTTATTGAATAATGCACATCAAGACACAGATTGCAGGAAAGATCATGAATGAGATCAATGACTACCTTGAAAGAAAAGATAGCCTTGATAACATCTTGAACTTATCCCAAGAAAGCACTGAGAAAGAGTGCCTATCTGTGAATAAGGTTGAAAACAGTGAAGGTTACATGACCTTGTTATCCGAAGGTTCTGTGCTCTATCAGGATGGTACTATTAGACTTTACTTGTGTAAGGGTACACTCAAGAACTGGTATGATAGCATTGATGAAACTTTTGAAGGTTATGTATCAACTGGTCACAGAGATCTCAATAGTTATCCTGTTAGAGAAGGTTATTTCAGAAAGAGTGACCTTAAATTGGTTCAGGATGACAATGGTAGATATGATCTACTGGTTAAACCTCATGTCAATACACAACTAAGCAATGTTAAGGATATTATTCTTCAAGATGAGCCTTTTGCAATCTCATCTGAGTTCCTATGGTATCACAAAGATATTGGGGATGATGATATTGAAGAATATGCAAAACTCATTGCTTATAATGTGGAACATGGCGGTGATATTGATGTACCTATCACAGATAAGGTAGAGATTACTGGTTTCTCTTTTGTAGGGAATCCTGGTAATGCTAAGAGTGGTGGATATGATCCATCCTTACTAGTAAGAAATGAGGAAGAACACTTGAAGAATAAAGAAATTCTTGAAAAAGTACTTGCTCACCTTTCTGCTCAAGTAGAACCTGAAGAAGTTAAAGAGGATGAAGTCCTTGAAGAAGCTCCTGTGGTTGAAGAAGAGCCTAAAGCTGAAGAAGCTGAAGAAAAGGTAGAGGAAGCTACTGAAGAGCCTAAAGAAGAAGAGGCTAAATCAGAAGAGTCTCAAGCATTGGCACAAGCTATTGAAGCTATTGAGGCATTGACTGCTGAAAATGAAGCTCTTAAAGCTGAAATTGCTACTAAAGATGCTATTATTGCAGAAAAAGAAGCTAATGAAGATGCTGTAGAAGGACAACTTTCTAAACTAGCTGTGTTGCTTGACAAAGCAAACCCTGTGGTAGAGAAAGCTTCTAAAGTAGAAGAAGAACAACCTAAGAACCGTTTTGGACGTGTTCGTTTTGGAGGACAATAAATTGACTAAAGTAAATTTTGATATTTTGCTTGGTGAAGCTATTGATAACTTGTATGAGCGTACTAAAGCTCAACTAGCTAACAAAGAAAACTTCACTAATGAAGATGGTAAGATTCCTTTCGGTATCTCACGTGACTGGTCTAAAGCTCAACCTTCACTTCGTGAAGTTGGTATGGATGATGAGTTGGTAAACGATATCCTTAAACGTTTTGAACAATCATCTTTTGGAGCTTTGCGCCAAGCTAAAAATGGTGACTGGATCATGGAAGGTATCACTTGGGGTACTAAAGCTCCTGACTTTGCTAATGATACTTCAGATGCCTGCTGTTTCACTGAGAAATTCACTATGCAAGCAACTGGTGATGCTACTCCTGTACGTTACCTCTGTTTCAAAGACTGTGAAACACGTCTTGACCGCTTGATGAAAGACAAAATGCACTTCAAACAAGGAGATCTTATTAATATCTTCCAACGTTTGGGTATGTCTTATGAAGAAGCTGAACAATTCATGGCTTGGTACACATTTGCCTTTATCGTTCAACGTCATATCGTTCAAGGTATGTTGAACTTCCAAGGTCAAGGTCTTCGTCCATTCGCAGGTGTGGCTGAAATGATGTCTCACCCAGGGGTTACTCCTATTGATGCTTCAGGATCTATCATTGGTGCTTTCCGTCAAGTAGCTTGCTACCTAGATGTATTGAACAACCAATCTGCACGTTACAAGATCTATGTTCACCCACTTACACTTCGTGGAATCAAATCTGAAATCGTTCCTGGTAAAGATGGTAAACTTCCTCAAGGATGGTCTGTAAATGGTGAGTCTATCTCATTCCGTGGTATTCCATTCGGTGTATCTTACCACTTGCCTTATGACCTTGAAAAGACCATGACTGGTGAAGCTTATGTGATTGACTTGTCTAGAGTTGAAGCATTGACTCAATATGACTTGTTCGTACCACAATCTTCTATCTACACACAACGTACAGAAGATACTTCTAAACCAGGATGTGAAGTGATCTGTGACAAGTACGAAAACTTCGGTTTGGTACATACTAACTCACCTATCTCTCACTTGTTGATTGCCAACATTCCATTGGATCAAACTTGCCCTGCTGTGGTATTTGAACGTATCCAAGGTCTTCTTACAGGTCT